GCTTATATCCCGCCAGACCTCGCAGACCGCCTCATTAGTCGCGACGGTGGCCGTCAGACTTGAGCAGCCCATCAGGGGAAGTATCAACAGTGTCGCCAGCACGAACCGCATCCTGCGTCCTCCGAAGCGCGTCCAAGGTAGCCTTTGCCTCAATCTCGGCAATGGCGTCAGACCTGATTTTTATATAGACGCCAAACAGCGCCATAATGACGACAGCGCCAATCATGGCATAGCGCCCAAGTGGGGTAAAAAGCAGGCTAAACACCATGCTCCTCCATATGCTTTTTGCGCCAGAACCAGATGGCTCCCGCAAGAGCAATGACCACCACCATGATGAGAAAGTTAGAATTGCTGAGTAGGCCCATGAGTTTATCTGCCGTGTCAGACGCATCTTGCGCCTGCGCAGCCACCTCCTTAGCAACGCCCAACCCTCCAACGCCCGCCGTGAGAAGCGCAGCATTGCCCTGCTTGCTCTCCACCATTGTCTTCTGAGGGACAACATCAGGCTCTGCACGGTGCTCTTGTTCATCAATCGGCTCCGCATCAAGACTGCGCCACCAACCGGCCTCCGCCCTACGGCGGTTAACGAGGCCCGGCAGCACCTTGCCGCCGCCCTTGGTCCACTTCATCAGCTCGGCAGGCACGGCGTCAAATTCGCCTGCATTGATTTTCTTTAACAGCGTGGAAGATTTGAGAGAACCAACACCAGCGTTATAGGCAAAATCCACCAAAACGTCGAATTGGTGCTGTGTCAAAGGCTGTTTGACAAGAGCCTCTACGCCCTTCTCATACTTCACCAGATCGCGCCGCAGGATGTCATTGGCTTCAACCTGAGTGATCGTCATGCCCTGCACAACCTCGGGGGCTCCAGCGGCAGACGTATGGCCATAGCCAATGGTCCAGATCCCAGCCGGGCACTTGTAAGCCTTCAGCTTACAGCCTTCAAACTTCTTGAGTAGGGCGTCGATGCCCTCTACGCTCATGTGCATCGTCATTTGCTCTTCTCCAGTAAGGTGATGCGCTTGTCGAGCGCAGCAATCATCTGAGCCGTATCGAAGCGGATGGCTGCGCGAGCGGCGGCAGCATCAGCCACCATATCCATGCGGCTTTTTTCAATGGCAGACATTGAGCGTTCACGGTCGAGCGTCATGGCCGCACGGGCAAGCGCGCTCTCCTTCTCAACTTTGCTGATTTGATCGCTCAGGTTTTCCCTGATCTGAGCCATGTCGATGGTTGTGCCTTGCGGCGGGATTGCCTTATTGTCCGCATTGACGACAACAGCGATCTTGGCCTTGAGCTGGATGATTTCGTTGTTTGCAGTAGACAGAGAGCCCATGAGGTAGACGACACAAGAAAACAGGATTGGGATACCGGCGAAGACGATCTTCTCAACCAGTGCCCCCTTGCTGGCGCTGGCGGCCATCTCAAGAGCGATTTTCTCTTGCTTCTCTTGGGTAGTGGTCATTTGTCCGCCTTTCCATCGAGCTTGTCGTAAATCCGCTGGAACATGCCTTCAATATGATCCATGCGCTTATCTAGGTCTTCTTTCATGACGTAACTTTTAGGGAGGTCTACCTCAATTTTATGAACATCGTTTTTTAGGGATTGCACAGAATCCCACAACTGGCGCGCAAACCAGCCACCGACACCGATTGCCGTTCCCGCAACGAGATTGATGAGATTCTGCGTGTCCATCACGCCGCCTCTGTCTCTGGTTCCTCAAGCTCGTCCCTCACGAACCTGAGATTTTGCTGCAATCTTTGGTCCCACGGGGCCTTTTCCACAGCAATTTGCGCCTGCTCTATAGATACCGTTTTTAGGTCCAAATGCCAAGCCGCGATGCTGGCAAGATCATGAGGCTGCGCGCCCCAAACCTCTGGGTCTACGGTATAGACCATGAGCCGGTTTGTGATCTGAAGCGCCCGCATGGCGTAAGCAAAGCATTCAGCCCACCGATGCTGGCGATACATAAGCATGGCCAATTCGCACCAAGGTTCGCGGGTGTTTGGAGCCTCAGACGCCGCCAGATGGAAGGATTTTTCAGCATTTTCGGGCTGTCCAAGCTCGCTATAGCAGCGGCCCATGACGCGATAGGCGTAGCAGCGTTCGTTTTGCCAAATTGCGCGAGGAAGCTTCAAATACGCCTCACAAGCGTCGATGCTTTCTTGCCATTTTTTATGAAAGCTCAACTCTCTGGCGTAATAGAACGCATTCCGAGGACAGTCAGGGTCTTCCTTGACGGATAATTCGAGCAGGTCAAGGTACTGACCGCGCGATTTGGTTGGGTCGGGCTTGTGAACCGCCAAAAGCATGTCAGTTTGCGCCCAAACCTCCGTGATCCGGCCATCTGGGACAGGATATTCATGGCAGGGATGATGGAAAAAATACCCGTGTCGGGCAAAAATCTTTTCATAATAAAAAGCAATTCCGCTCCCCCAATCAAAAAGATACCGTAAACGGGTGGTTTCTCCGGGAACCCAAACCCTTTCTATTTCTTGCCGCCAGCCGGGTTGAAGAACCTCGTCAATATCAAGACTGATAACGATGTCTATATCGCGAGGAAGTAGCGCCAAGGCAGCATTACGCGCATGGTCAAATCGCCAAGGCGTAATACAAATATGATGAACTTCAGCACCACATTCACGAGCCACTTCAGGAAGCCCATCTGTAGAGCCGGTATCAGCTATCAAAATCAAATCAGCTTCTTTGGCTGACTCACAAAAACGCGGCACAAATTCAGCTTCGTTTTTTGCGATAGCGCAAACTGCAATTTTGAGCGTCATACCCGCCTCCATTCACCAAAATGTTCAATTTCTGCGGCTTTTCTGACAGCGATAGCAGTGTCTTTGTCTGAATATCTTCCCTTATTTAATTGTTTTCCATTAACTTTAATAACCGCTCTCCATTTTTGTGTTTGTTTGCACCACGACACGCCTGTCACACCAGACGTATTGGATTTATTAAGCCCGTAGTTTTTTCCATTTTCGGAGTTTGTTGCCAAACGCAAATTGGAAATACGATTGTCTGTTTTGATTCCATTAATGTGGTCAATCTGCCGATCTGGCCATGCTCCGTGATGTAGTGCCCAAGCAATCCTATGGGCATAATAACGATCACCATCAATCAAAATGCCAACATAGCCCGATTGTGTAATTGTACCTGCCGCCCTTTTTTTAACGCGCCCCTTTCCAAGAGCAATCCAATGAATCTCTCCGGTGTCAGGATCATATTTAAATAGTTCTTTAAGTTGCGAAGCGTCCATCATTTCCTCCCGTTGTCAGATAACAATCCAAATCATCACAATGAGCAATTGCCAGAATAACATTCCCAGCAAAATTGCTCCATCGCGAATCGCGTAAACGCATATCTTCATGGCATTTCCCCTCTCATGCCAAGGTTACGTCAGGGTTTGGCGGGCCAATTCACATCCCACGGAAACCCGGCCTGCAACGGAATATCGCGAAGCGCCTGCCGATAAGTCGTCCACGTTGCCTTGTCGCCGGGGGCATCAGCAAGCTGGGTCCAATCGCAGGAGGTAAGGCGATTGTTGCGGTCGGCGCGAACCGACGTAGCTTTCGCAGCCGTATCAGCAGACATTTCATCAGCAAACTTCGGGATTATGTCCCAACCAATCGACCAAACGCCGTTCTTCAGCGACGGAGCCTGCTGCTGTATTTTGTGAGTGCGGGGATCAACGGAAGGTTCCGGCTGAACCGTAACTTCAACCAATGTATAACCGCGCTTGATGGCCGTCTCAGTGGTCGAGAATACAGAAGGAATGTGCGGGTCGTTCCCGTAATTGGTAAAGGGATTTTCCTCCATCAAGGAACCGTATGTGTAGGGAAAACGGATCAATGTTGACCCATGAACTTCGGCGTACATGCTCATGATAACCTCGCATTGATCGTGACCGTAGATGTATCGCGGTCGATGGTTAGCTCGCCATCGCAGCAAATGCTCCAGTCTTCGCCGGTTTTTTCGCCCCAAGACGGAACATTGATGCGAACCTGCTTGGCAATATACTCTTTTTCTCGGTCAAAGACACGCCAAACATGATCGGGCGTTCCCCGTCCCGGTTGGCCAGCAGTTTTATTAAACCGGATGGCGAAGCGAGCCATTAGACCACCTCAACATTCTGCTCAACATGCTCTGTCAAGCCTATGTTGAAATGAATAAACCGAATGGGCTCATTCCCCGCATGGCGAGTAAAAGCATGTGGGAGCCATGAATTTGTCAGGACCAGCAATCCCGGCCTTGGCGCAAAGTGAAACCCCGTGCTTGCATAGGTTATGTTTGCCATATTAGCTTCACCGGGACCAGTCGCCACCTTGCCGGGACGAGGATCGAAAAACGTGATGGCCGAACTATTTTCTGGAACATCCAAAAAA